TGAACGCCTTCTCGGCCTTGCTCATCGAGTCGATGCCCAGCGCCGAGTCGGCCCCGGTGATCAGGTTCTTGTTGTCGGTGGTGAAGAACGCCGCGTTGTTCAGAAAGATGGACCAGAAGATGTCGTTGATCTTTAGCCCACTGCCGCGCCCCAACTTCCTGGGCACGGTCGTGATCGCCCCGAGGTCATCGTTGATGATGTCCCGCCGATCGATGTCCAGGATCAGGCCGTAGGTGTCGGCCTTGTTGGTGTACTTCTCCTGGCCCAGCGTGCCGCTCTTGATCTCCCCGCCGGGGGCGACCAGTTCGTACTGGTCACGGCCGATAAGCCGATAGCTTTCGACGGCCTTGAAGTCGCTGACCGATCTGACAGAGCAGATGTTCCGCCAGACCCGCTCGACGCTGAAGAAGCCGTCGAGCAGGAACTTGTTGGAGACGTTGCTCAGGATGCCGGAGATGTCGATGGTGGACAGACCAGCCGCGTTCACATTCGGAGCGAAGGCGAACCGCAGCACCGAGCGGCTGTCGCGGAACGTGCGGCCGGAATAGCCGTTGGCCCACGCCGCCTCGAGCAGCAGTTCCTGGAGGCCGATCCCGCCGCGGAACCGCTTGTCCGCGGCGTCCAGCGTCTGCTCGTCGAACATCCGCTCCGGCTTGGCCAGGCCGGCGGTCAGCACGCAGGCCGCCTCCAGGACGTTGTCCGACAGGGAATTGTCCACCATGTGGACGGGCGGAACCTCGGGCCGGCTGTTCCGCAGAACCTCCAGTTCCGTCCGGTTCACGTCCCACCCGTCGCGGATGGCCCGGACGCAGATATCCGCGTGGTCGTCGCCGCAGACCTTGCGGACCGCGGCGATCCGCTCCTGCTCGTCGGCGGCGCGAGCACGCATGTCGGCGACCGGATCGGCGACGATGGGCGAATCGGCCTGCGCCGTCACCGCGGCCGCCTTGATAGGCGGGGCCGAGGCGGAAGGGCCGGCGTCCTTGCCGGTCCCATCCGCCCGCGCCTTGCCGGCATCCTTGCCGTCGGCGCCCGCCACAGCCTGGCCGCCCGTCGAATTCTGCTCAGTGGTGATGTTGCTGTTGTCATCCATGACTTGGTTCTCCCTGGCCTTTGCGGCCACAGAGGCGCTGGTGTTTCCGTCCGCGCCGAGGTCCACGAAACTGATCTCTCCCAGCGTGGCCTTGCGGACCACGTTCACCGGCCCGGCGAACTGCCGGCCGTTGACCAGCACCTGCTGGTTGTCCTTGACGAACTCGAACTGATCGACGTTGGCCCCGACCGACGCCTGCCACGGGAATCTGTTCTTCGCCGACGTGACGATCTCGCGGGCCGCGGCGGTGTCACGCGAGATCAGGCCCGTGGCCAGCAGTTGCCCGTCGGCCACGCGAATCGAGTCGCTGTGGCCGACGCCGGAGGCGGGGTCGTGGTTGAACCGGATCGGCCGGGACTGCGACGGGATCGCCAGGCCGGCCAGGTCGAGGATCACCGGGTATCGCCAGCCGGCGACCTTCATAGCCCCGCCGGTGTAGGCGACCATGCTGAACCTGGGGATGACGACCTTGCCGTCACCGGCGGGGGCCGCCGCCTCGATGGTCACCGCCCCCGGCTCGCAGAAGAAGTTCATGGGGCCGGCGGACTGCATCTGCTGTTGTTCACGCTGCGGCACGATCAGACTCCTTGTCATCGTCGGCGTCATCCGCCCGGTTGTCGTCCGCACTCTTGTCCGCCGCTGCCGGCTGCGCGACAGTCAGCCCCAACTCCTTCATCAGCGCGACCTCCTTGGCCCGCTGGCGGAGCTCGGTCTCCCAATCCTTGCCCTGGCGGGCGTACTCGGTCGCCAGCGTCGTCGTGTTGCTGGCGAGGCGCTGGGCCTGGGCGGATGCCTCCTTCGCCGGGTCCACATGCTCGTGGCCGTCCCAGAACCACTGGTGGCTGCCCGCGTCGCCCTCCAATTCGTCCAGTTCCCCCAACCCGAACACCTTCACCGCCTCAGCCAGCCACGCCGACAGAATGCGGTCGAGCACCACTGACTCGCAGTGGGCCTGCTCGACGCGAATGCTCTTGTAATAGGTCTGATGATCCAGCCGGCCGGAGGCATAGTTGTAGCCCGACGAATTGCACGCCGCGATGTTGTAGGGCATGTTCAGGCAGCGGGCGATCTCGTTGAGGATTTCCCGCTTGAACATGTCGTAGGTCGTCGCCGGCTGCTCGGCCTTGATCTGCGTCGGCTCCCAGCCCTCGGGGGCGAAGACCGCCATGTTGCGGTCAAACTCCATCTCCAACGTCGCCCCGTGCTCGACCTCGGCCGATTCCCCGCCCGGCGGGGCGGTGGTCTTCATCACCACCGCCATGTCGGCGGCGCTCTCGGCGGCGGCGATCACCGCCAGGGTGTAGCGCCGCAACTGGGCGAACAGCGGCAGGGCCGGCAGTATGTCGGGCAGGCCCCGGCTCTGGCCCGGCCGGTCGGCTCGGAACCAGTGGATCATGCTGTCGGCCGAGACGCGGAAATAGTCCCGCCCCAGGCCCGCCTTACCCCCGCCAGGGTGGGCCTTGAGCACGTGATACTGGACGGGGTTGCCGAACGAATCGAAGACAATCCCGTCAACCGCGTTGGTCGCGGAGAACGCGTTGGCATCCGGCGTGGCCACTTGGTCGGCCTCGATCAGCCGGACGTCCAGCTTGACGGCTGAATCGAGCTTGTCGTTACTGGACAGCAGTGCGAACGCCTCGCCGTCCTGGGCACGGGCCATTCGCATGGTCCGCAGCTTGCCCGGCAGATCGACCGCTCGAGCCCAACGAGCGAACTCGGTCTCGATAACTCGGTTGGCGCCGGAATCCGCCCCATCGCCGAGCAACATCTGGAGCCTCGGCCCCGTGCCGATCACGTCGTTGGCCAGCGTCAGCACGATCCCGCGGGCATAACTGTTATTGGCGACCTCGTAACGCGCCCGATTGCGGAGCGTCCGGCGGACGGCAGGCGATGCGGCGGCGTCGGCGGACAGTGCGTCGGCGTTGGCCCAGTGCTTGCGGTTGTCCGCCGTGGTCTGCGCCGAGTCGAACCTGCCGCGCACCATGCGCACATGCGCCGTGGCGTTACCAGCGACCGGCCGGCGGAACTCATTCAGGAATTTCTTGAACCAACCGAGCATCCGTGCTCCCTCATCCCCATCCGTGGGGGCCGATTGCCTGCCCGCCGAAGCCTTGGCGAAGGCGGGTCAGACCGAACCGGGCGGGACGATCTTGGCCATCGTCAGCCCGAAGCCCTTGCGCTTCATTGCCGCCTTGTTGGCCAGATACCTATCCGCCGCGATCTGGTCGGGCAACTTGTGCTGCTCGAAGCTGGTCGAATCACCAGCGGCCTTGGCGGGCCCGGCGGCGTTATCCGCAATTGCCTGTTCGATCTGCTCAGCCATCGCATCCTCTGTGTGCTGAATCAGACAACCAGTCGGGCGAGCCAAAAGAAAAGACCACGCGAGGAATCGCGGCCCCGCGCGGCCTTGGTTCGTTGGCATCGCCCCGGGGATCAGCCGGCACGTCGCCCGTCCTGGTTGTCTGGTGTAATTCTCACACGACGGCGCGGCCCGTCCACGGCAAAATGCCCGCCGCTGGCGGATTGTGCCATTAGCGCTCTATTGGTCGCGAGTCAGGACGTTGAGTCGTAGCGTTTTCGGATGATGGAGTATGGCCATGCGGTCGTAGGCTTCGCCAGCATCCAGTTCGGTATCGTAACGCCCAATGAAGACGTGGGTCAGTTTCTGCGTCCGTAGATTGCGGATATAGATGTGGGCTGTCCACTTCCCGGTTGACCGCTCGAACAATACGCCTCGGTATCGACTCTGACGATTCGTGGTCGGGACGTTGAAACTGTTCTCGTAACGTGTCACCACTCGCAGGTTGCAACGCCTGTTGTCCAGGCGGTTGCCGTTGATGTGGTCTACTACCATTCCTTCTGGCGCGTTCATCAGTTGGCGTGCGAGCCAGACAACCTTCTTGCCGACAGACCTGCAAACGTAAGGACTCCTGTTGCCCGCCCACGTTCGGGCTCCTCGCCACCTGAATTGGTTAAGTTCAGGGTAGTCGGCGTCATCCACAATGCAGTCGCCAAGTCCGTTGGAGAGCGGAATGGTTTTCATTCGGCGTCCTTTCGGCTAACCGCGCCCATCGTCGCCAGCGCCGCCGGCGTGACTTCGTAGGTCGTGACCTTTCGACCACAGTGACGGCACTGGCGATACCGCACGATTCGCCCCGGCATGCAGCGGGTGTTGTTCACCCGCAGGTCGGCGCAGCCACAACGCGGACAGGTCAGCCCCACCGGCTGATCCTTCGGCGGCCATATCTTTCGCTCGGTCTGCTGTATCATCACCATCGCCTCCGCAGGTCCGCCTGCGTGTATCGTTTCCGTTGCCGGGCAGGCACAATTTCCCCGCCAGTCTGCACCCCGCACATACTCGCCGCCGCCGCGCAGCCGACCAGGCAGTCGAACCAGTGGTTGTCCGGCTTGCTGACCAGCAGCGACCACTCACGCACCACCCCGCTGGGGCCGATGACCTCGACCCACTTCT